GTTCGCCAAATCAAAATTTATCAGAATATTATAATAATGTAAGATTGGGACTTTTTCCCTCAACACAAAAAGAGTTAGAACCTCTAAAGAATAAAATAACAATGGATCAGAAATTTGACGATATGATGGATAAAATGAATGATGAGGAATATTTTCAATTAGTTGAATACCTAAGAGGTAAGGCGACTAAGCATTAAAGCAGGTCTTATCAAAACGGGACATCCGTATTATACTTCAAAAATCGAGTTTAGTCAAGCACTTTTATTAAAAAAAAATAATCACAAAATGTAGTATATAACGCTTGACTTTTATACTATTTCGTGATAGAATGTGAAACATTATGACTGTACAATTAAAAAAGAAAAAAACTGAACATTATGTTGATAATAAAAAGTTTTTAGAGGAAATGAAAAAGTATCACAAGAAAGTGGTATCTGCTCGAAAGAGAAAAAGAAAAGATCCTCCTATAAATGATTATATCGGCGAATGTTTTTTAAAGATTGCAAATCATTTGTCATATAGACCTAACTTTATTAATTACACATATAAAGAAGATATGATAAGTGATGGTATCGAAAATTGTTTACAATATGTAGCAAACTTTGATCCTGAAAAATCTAGTAATCCTTTTGCATACTTTACACAAATAATTTATTACGCCTTTATTAGAAGAATACAGAAAGAAAAAAAACAAACAACAATCAAACAAAAGTTAATTCTAAAAAGTGGATTAGATGAAATAGTAAGACAAGAGGGTGATAACACAGATTATCAAAATCAATATGCTGACTTTTTAAGAAAGAACATGATTATTGATTCTGAACCAGAAAAGAAAGAAGATAAACCTAAACTAAAAAGAAAGATTACAAAAGTTAAAAAACTAGAATACTTTATGTTATGAAGATTGCTCTAATTACTGACACACATTTTGGGGCGAGAAATGATAATCCTGCATATGCAAATTATTTTTTCAAGTTTTATGATGATGTGTTTTTCCCATATTTAAAACAACATAATATTAATACACTAATTCATTTAGGTGATATTGTTGATAGGCGTAAGTTTATTAACTTTAAAACATCTCATGATTTTCGTCTTAACTTTATGAAAAGATTGTGGGAAGAAAAAATAGATACACATATTATAATAGGTAATCATGACACTTATTATAAAAATACAAACGAAGTAAATGCTGTTGATGAACTACTAACGACTTATGATGGCATACATGAACCTTACATTTACACTAATCCTAAAGTAGTAGAGTTAGGTGGCACAAGAATGTTAATGTTGCCTTGGGTATGTGCTGATAATAAAGATCAAACTATACAAGCACTTGAACAAGAAAGAGCAGATGTTATTATGGGTCATCTAGAGATTGAAGGATTTGAAATGCATAATGGCATAAAATCTGCCACAGGTTTAAATAAAAGTTTATTTCGTAGATTTGAAAAAGTATATTCAGGTCACTTTCATAAAAAGAGTGATGACGGTCAAATATATTATCTTGGTTCACCTTATGAATTTATGTGGAATGATTATAAATGTCCTAAAGGTTTTCACATATTTGATACAGAAACAAGAGAGATAGAAAGAATACCTAATCCATATACTATACATGAAAAAATATTTTATAATGATGAAACTAACGATTACAAAGACTTTGATTATAAACCATACAAAGACAAATACATTAAGTTAATAGTAGAAAAGAAAAAAGATTATTACTTATTTGATAAATTCATAGACGGTTTTTATAAGAAAACAAATATACATGATTTAAAAGTAATAGAAGATTACACAGACTTAGACGCTTCTACTGTGGCAGATGATATCGCAGAAAGAAGTGAAGATACACCTACTTTATTAGATAACTATGTTAACGAACTTGAAACTGATTTAAATAAAGAAAAACTAAAAACTTTAATGAGAAGTTTATATGTTGAGGCAGGAGATTTAGAGATATGATAATATTTGAAAAGATAAGATGGAAAAACTTTCTATCATCAGGTAATTCATTTATTGAAGTTGATTTAAATAATAATTCTACAACCTTAGTTGTAGGTCATAACGGTGCAGGTAAGTCAACAATACTAGACGCATTGTGTTTTGCTTTGTTTAGTAAACCTTTTAGAGAAATAAAGAAAGAACAATTAGTCAATAGTATTAATCTAGGCGGCACAGAAGTTGAGTTAGAGTTTCGTATATCTTCAAATCGTTATAAAATAAAACGAGGTATCAAACCTAATATATTTGAAGTATATCAAAATGACGAATTACTTAATCAAACATCTACAGTTGCAGATTATCAAAAACAACTAGAACATCAAATACTTAAATTTAATTATAGAACATTTACACAAGTTGTTATTTTAGGTAGTAGTACATTTGTGCCTTTCATGGAACTAAAAGCACCTCATAGACGAGAAGTTATAGAAGACATACTTGATATTAAGATATTTTCTGTAATGAATATGTTAACAAAAGTAAGACTAAAAGAAATAGACGAACAAGTAAAAGATATTGATAGAGATTTAACAATAGTAGAAAATAATATTAATACTCAAAAAGAATATGTTGCTAAGTTAGATAGTCAACTTGAAGAAACAATAAAGAGTGAAAAAGAAAAGATAGAACAAAACAAAGTTGCT